GCGTACACTGGATGGCATTTCGAAAGAAAATGGCACAGATTAGATGGACCGGCAGTAGAATTCGCAACCGGAAGCAAGAGTTGGTACATCCACGGAGTTCGGCACAGGGACGACGGACCAGCGGTCGAGAGATATGATGGGTCGAAGAAGTGGTATCTCAACGGTATTGAGATGACGGAGAGAGAACACTCTCGTTCTCAATAGATAATCTACATTTAATTCACAAAGTGAGTTAAATTCGTTACATTATAAAAAGAAATAACATGACAGCTGTGTGTATCAAAGTTGCTAATCTTCGAAAGCTAGGGTATAGCAATCTTGAAGAATGGATGGAAGATCCTATGAACGTTTATGTTGGAAGAAGAGGACGTATATTTATCACTGAAGGCAAAGAGAAGAGAATATTCCATTACCCTGGGTCTCCGTGGGCTAACCCTTACAAACTTGGAGAATACACGATAATAGAATCTATGAGGCATTACGTTAACCATTTGATTCATTCCAAAGCACTTCTTAAGTTGCACACGCTTGAAGGAAAAAATTTGGGATGTTTTTGCGATATAAAGTGTGATTCTGACGGGACCGCGTCTTGTCATGCTCAACTACTCGTAGATCTTATGGTGAAATGTCGAGAGTCTGTCAGCAGAATTGTTCAGAAACAGAGAATGGGTGATAAACTTCCTGGGACTATAACGATCACGTTTGGGGAGCAGGCGGAGGGTCACCATGGTATGGTAATACACGGAGAAGGAAGGCATGCGAGAGGAATTTCTATACCAGAGTTGAAAGAAGCTGAGAAGAAATTCAACAAGTTGGGTATCAAAACAGATTTTATAGATCTGATGAAGTATCTACCTGAGTATCTTAAGGCTCCTGCCCCAGGAGAAGCTGCTATTTTGATAGCAAGAGGTGCTGTTGATGTACTTTTAGGAGAAGACAAGACTTCTAGAGATATGATGATAGAACAGCTTGGTCTAGACTGGGATAAGGTTGCATTTATGAGAGGAGCTGTGAAGAACAAACAGGCTAGATATAATCTAGTATATGCAGATAACGCTGTGGAGCCTGATTATGAGAACAAGCAAGGAAGAGTTGTCGCATTCGATAACGCACCTCTTACACGTGAAATTCGTGATAGAATGGGATACTTTTTTGGACCGATGGCAGAAGATTTAGCAGCAGAAGGTAATTATTACTTTGACACTACTAAATGTGGTATTGGGTACCACGGGGACAAGGAGAGAAAGGTTGTTATAGCTGCAAGACTTGGAGCTCCTTTACCACTGAAGTACAGATGGTATCATAGATTTGAGGAGGTTGGTCAGAGTCCAGTGTATGTGATTAATGGCGGTGATATATATGCTATGAGCGAACTTGCAACTGGCTACAACTGGGGAAGCTCTTCATTTCCTACACTTCGTCATGCTGCTGGTTGTAAGAAATATCTTGATGCTCCTCCGAATAAGCGTAAGAGTAAGAAGTGATTCAAACGAGTAAATTGAATTATCATACTTAAATTGTAAAAATAAAGACCGACAATGTTTAACGTTCTTTTTGGAAAGAAGAAGTCAACTGTAGACCCAGTGAAGGCTATTGCAGCCCTGAAAGAGTCTCTATGTATTCAAGAGAAGCGGGAGATATACTCCCAGAAGAGAATAAACGAGAACAAAGATGAAGCTAAGATAGCTCTCAAGGCTGATAACAAACAGAAAGCCGTATCTTTGCTAAAGAGGAACAAACGTCTAGAAAAAGAGTTGGAAACGTCTTCGGGTATGCGGGATAACATAGAGATGCAAATTTTTGCACTTGAGCAGAGTGTGAATAGTATAAGCATGATCAACGCCATGAAAATGGGGAAAGCTGCTTTAGACACTACAGTCAAGAACTTGAACCCGGATTCTGTAGACGATCTCATGGCAGAGTTACAGGAGACTGTAAGCGCTGCAAACGAGGTTTCAGATCTTATGTCAAGGCCTATTGGAACTGAATATGAAGACGATGACGATCTTCTGGCAGAGCTCATGACATCTCCTCGTGCGGAATCTGTAGCAGCGGAACCTGTAGCAGCGGAACCTGTAGCAGCAGAACATGTAGAAGCAGAACCGTGTCAATCAAACGAAGACAAGGAGCTTGAAGAACTGCAGGCAAGTATGCTGGTTCCTGCATGAATGAACTATTCGAGTAAAGCTTGAGCATTTGCAAGTTGTGACTCAATTGGCTCGATTGACGCTGATAATACACCATCAACTATTTTCTCCATAAAAGAACATAGTTGAACAGAGCTAACATTGCTAGTAGGCATTTTTTCAGTTGAATAAAGATCATACAACATTGATGGTTTTCTGATCTCAAATGCTACAGTATTACCATCTGGAGCCCATTCTCCTATGAATGTCATTGCATTTACCTCTCTTTCACTTTCAAACTGTATAGAATTATCCTTGTAAATTATAGATGGAAACGCTCTTCCATAAAAGCTACCTGCTTTTACCCGACGAATAGTAGAATTAGCTTCTATATCTACAAGATTTTCATCTGATATACTATAGATACCAAGCTTGGGAACCTGAAGTTGTGTTTGACTACTTTCAATAACATATCCATCAAGAGCAGAATCTTGATTGATTATACTAGCAAATGCTCGTTTAGTCTTAGTTATGAACTTGTCATCTCCAACCAAGATCTTTGAATATGCTGTTTCTATCCATTCGTAGTATACACCTCTTGTACTGTCGTCTAGCAGATCATTTATCATAAGTAGTATGTTTGTTCTGGGTTTTAATGGAAAATAAGCTTTTGGATAACTAGCATCTCCTTTAGTACCAGATGCGTAGAAATATCTATACAATCCTACAAGGATAACATTAGAAATAAGCATGAGCGATAGAAGATTAAAGTACTGATCTTCGTCTGCAATTTTATCTTCGTCAAGAGTGTGAGAATCTAGTTCAACCAATTCGTTAGGAAGTATAAACGTGCTGTATAAAACATCCAAGTCTGCTTGATCCAGACAATCATCACATTTATTATATAAAAATTTCATATGAGCGAACAGTTTCATGACTCTGCTAAGTGACATACCAAACGTGATCTGAGGAGTGCCGACCATTCCTAAAATTTTATAGTAACCTCCAGAACTAGTATCGTCATATTTTTCTTCAAGCAAACAGTCGTTGTATAATTCAACAAGTGGTCTTTTTATAGTAAATTCCTCACCATCCTGGATAAAAGCTAGGACAGGAAAACTCACATCGTTGATAACAACTTCCTGGTCTCTTATCACATTGCTCCAGAATTCCGTGTTAAAATTTCTACAGTACTCTGTAAGATCTTTAGTATTAAACTTTCCAGGTGTATTAGAAACGGCTACACCTATTTGAACCTCTAAATTGTATACACAATCACTCGGTTTGCCAGACGATTGAGTCCATTTTTCTAGTGTTACCTGCCATCCTTTTCCACTCGCAAAAGGAACTCGTAACATAACCCCTTCTGGGAGATCATCCTTTGCAACAGATACAAGAGCTTGTGGTTCCCATTCGTAACCAACAGTAGTAAAATCAGAATTCATTTATCAGTAGCAACACTAAACTTAAATCAAACAACAAGCAAGCATTTTTCCAAATTGAAACTTTTGGAAATCTACCAAGAAACTTTCAGGATAAACCATGGACGCTCTTAAACAGGGTATCGATAACGCTATTGGCAACGCTTTCTCTCATTTCTGTTCTACAATCTCAGAGACTCACGGGATTCCAGTCTCGGATCTTGAAGATCTATGGAACGAATCATGTAAGGACATTCTCATCTCTGTATCTTTCAAACCTATCTCAATGCCTGTCTCTCGACCCACACCTGAACCCAAGAAAGCATCAAGTGTAAAGTCTTCTTCTGAAGCAGAAGAGTGTGTTGGGTGTCGGTATATATGGACAAAGGGAGCCAAAACCGGCTCCTTTTGCAACGCTTCTCTGAAGGGGGACAACGAGTATTGCACAAGCAAACACTCCAAGTGGGAGGGTGTAGGCCAGGCAGAGAAAAAGGCGATGCCCCAACCCAAAAAGTCTATTGTATCTTCAAAGGTAAAGACACCACCCCCAAAGACGTCTCTTTCTAAGGGCGCTGCTGGGGCGGGTGCTGGTCCTCCTTCAGGTTTGGACGCAAAGCTTGTGATGCATCGAAACAAAGACATCGGTAATAAGCTCTGGCACAGCAACACAAAGATTGTGTTTAACGATAGCCGAGTCGCTATCGGCAAGTATGTACCCGATCACAAGAAGAAGACAACCCCAGAGGTTGTTCCTCTTGACGATGATGATATTGATATGTGCAAGGCTTGGGGCTTCAAACTCCAAGACGCTGGAAGTATTCCTGTTCCTGATGACGAGCAGAAAGAAAGTACCTCTAGTGATGATACCGAAGAGTCTGCACCCGTCAAGAAGTCTGCACCCGTCAAGAAGCCCGCGCCCGTCAAGAAGTCTGCACCCGTCAAGAAGCCCGCACCCGTCAAGAAGCCTGAATCGGACGAAGAGGAGGAGATTGAATCGGACGAAGAGGAGGAGAAAGTCATGACGTCAGCATCAAGGTCCGTCACCCGGACAAACGATGTTTTTCGTTCCAATTGTCACGATGCAAAGAAGTCTATTGCTGAGGCAGTGTCCTCGTCGGACATTGACTCAGCAGATGTTGAGGCAGTACTTTTGGAGCTCAGAGCCACACCTATTGTTGGAAAAACTAAGAAGGAACTCGTCTCGGGCTCTCTTAAGAATGAAACAGAGAATGACGCATCCGAGCAGGAGGAGGAGGAGTATGAAGAGGAAGATCTGGTAGAAGAGGAGGACTAGACTATAATATTTCATGTCCTATGTAGGACATGAAATTGAATACATATAGTTTAGTCTAAAAAGATTCTAGGCTAAAAGAAAATGGAACCAGATTATGAGGAGACAATTCGGAGGATTGGAAGCGATATCTCAAATCCTGCTCAATCTTCAGCTACAGTGAGTCAAACAATCTCTACAAACCACCCCCTCTTTTCCAAAGCTAACATGAAGTATATATATGCATCATTCCCAGCAGTTGTTCTAATAGGCTTGTTCGTTTGGAGTCCTAAATTTCTTCACGAAAGTCAGACATACAACAATGAATTTGCAAATCCTGAGAACCCAGAACCCAAGCCTAAACTCAATAAAGTACGACTGCTTCTGGCAACATCAGCAATTTCCGGGGCTTTGATTGCAGGATTTTACATGTATAACATGAAAAGAAAAACAGCATAGATTATAAATGGCTTCTGTTACCCAAACTCTAGTAGCTGCCCTTTTCGGGGTTGTTGAGTTCATAGTAGGTTTCATGATAGGCTCTCTTGTGGATCTAGGATTCTACAGACTTTACGAAAAGATAGATCCTGAGCGTAAAAGCGATGTGAAGTTAGCATGTATGATGATATTACAATTCTATGTACTTTTTGTCTTGATACTCTCAGTGTCGAACATAAATACACAGTCGTCGACGAACAGATATTTTCTAAAGGTAGGTATGCTTTCTTCTCAGCTCTTCTTGTTGAAGTTTTGTACATCACGTGTCAAACATGTATTGTACACTAAAAGCAAGACTAAACACGGTAGCTCATGCAGTAAACGTTAGCTATCAAAAACCATTACTTTTGAATGTCAAAAGTAATTCACACAAACAGTTTATTTGCGAGAAAGATAATAATGCTTAATGAGCCAGTAAAGCAATGCTACAGATGCCGCCTTGATAGCTATAGTAATGTATATAGATGTTTCAGCAGAAGGAACAAGCTTAAAAATGATCTCATTAGCTTGTGGGAGAGATAATAGAATGAAAAGAATTCCTACTAAGAAACTGTCCTTTCCCTCTGATAACAAAGATTGCACTACAGGCTTGTGACTAGTAAACAGAGTGTCTACTATTTTTTGCTCGTGTTGCATTGGAGGGTTTGAGTCAACTGGAAGATTATTCAGGTGATCATAATTAGCATAGGATTGCATTTTTGAGGAAGCCCAATTTCATTTAAACCGACATGTGTAGATTGTAAATGACACTATCTTCTACTAAACTAGAGGATTTACTCTATTCTAAAGGGTTTTCATGCAAGAATTACTACTGTATACACGGAATGTGTGTATACATAGAAGTTCTATGTCTCTCGACATCCGACACATTTTTACTATACATACCATCAAAATACGAAATCTCTACACCATCCAGTGGAAATGTCTTTACGATGGACTATATGGATATTAGTGAGGACGGCTACATTCCAGGAGACTACGGAGAGCAACCTAGCGACACAGCACTAGAAAAATCATATGACGAAATAGACCTACAGGAAGATCCTGAAAAAGGTGACATGGTCAAACACCTCGAAGAACACTATAACAGACCTTTGTCCCTCAAAGATGTATCCTCAATAGATATCGCAGAGTTAAGAGATGTATTTAGACAGCTTAGACGTCTAAAATTTTGTGTACAAAGTGTGAAATACAAGCTGTGTATCTATTTCAAGAACTTTATGTGCTGTATACGTAGAGATGACACATTAGAAGGATATATAGTACAAAACGGTGGTTTTTCAGATGGTAATAGACGGCTGGCAATAACTCTAGACCTAGAAACAGCATACTCAAAATTTGGTACAATACCATCAGACATCTGCTCAGTCAAAGATGGTGTATATGGAGTACTTGATAAAAATCAGATCAAACACTCCAAAAGCCTATCTCTGATGATGGAACACCGATCACTCCTAGTAGAAAACTCTATCAACATTCTAGAGAAAAAGTCTAAATACGTCTCGTATATAGAGAGACTGAAAGATCTGTTATGCAAGGTTGACATATCTGAAAAGGAAGTACTCGAGAAAATATACAAACTCAAACAAACTAATCTATCAACAGATATCAAGGCGTTCCATTCTGATGTGGAACGCACCCACAAGCTGATACAACACGAGAAAGAACTGGAGAAATACACTGCTTCCAAAACCGAACTCTTGACAAATCTTCGAGAGGTATCCTCAAAGTATGAGAACATAGTACTCAAAGTAGACAAAATCCTATTCGATAACTCAGTTATGCTAGACGCAATTCTGAAAAATCTAGGAGAACTAGAACGTATGTAGAAAAAATCTTGCCATGTATTAAATGCGCACTTATCAAGGAGATCATGCAACAATAGTGCACATGCAAAAGAGTGGCACGCAAGAACAACCTACAACTCATAAAAACTCTGTAATTGTTAAACAGGCTGAAAAAGGTTGTTTTCCCACATGGGCTCTTATCATCATCATCGTAGCGCTAGTCTCGGGACTAGGGTGTGTTGTTTGGAAATACTCCAACAAGAAAAACAATACAAGAGATCAAAATTTCGGGTTCCGTTTTTATTAACTTGTGTGTATAAAATGAAAGTTACACAATCTATAATTGTAGCAATGTACGTTGTCTTCATCGCAATCGCAACCTTTGTTGGATGCTATGTTGGCAAAAATCATTATAACGGCAAAGCTTATGAGGGAGCCCTTGTTGGATTTACAGCCTCGCTGGTGTTTTGCATAATGTTGTGGTTTACCGTTGGAAAGAAATATGTAGGAAAGACGATCAATATGTAAATCATACATGTTGTTATGTAACTGATATCGGTTACACAATAAAGAATTTTACTGTCCACACTGGCGGCGAACATACTTAGGGTAGCAAGGAGAAGGACCGTACGCGGTAGACATATTGGGATAGCCAGAGCAGCTGGTAGCACCGGGAAGGTTGGGATAATCATATTGCATTCCGTATGAAGGTACAAGAGATACTCCAGCAGGGCAGTTAAGTTTAGTAGTACCGAGAGGACCAAGAGTAGAATACTCGCACGCAGGTCCGCTCGCTAATCCACTATGTTCAGAATGAGGCATTTACTTTGAACAAGATTTTTATTTACAAATGTTTTTCGCTTCCTGTCGTGCAGCTACATCAACTATGTCATTTCTTAAATCACCTGAATGACCCTTCACCCATATCCATTCAATCGTTTTTCCAACACTCGCATCTTCAAAAGCAGACCATAGATCCATGTTGGATTTTCTCTTCCAATCACCCTTCGCACACTTGATAGTTAACTGGCTGTCGCTATAAATAGTACAACAAGAACAATTAGACACAATCAGAGCCTCAACCACAGCTTGTAACTCCATACGATTGTTAGTTGTCGATCGATTCCCGCCACTTACAAGCAACGCTCTCTCACCATGCTCTTCCAATAGAAAGGCCCACCCTCCAGGACCTCCTGGGTTTTTAAGACACGAACCGTCTGTATGGATGACACACGACATTATACACATGTCCAAGACTCTTGCTCGGAAAATCAAATTTGATTTTCCCATCGACGTCCAGTGATAAATATCGGAATGGATCACGAAACTTACGACTGGACAGTATTGGCTGACTTTTTCAAGAAGTATGGCTTCGTACACCACCAGATAGAGTCTTTTGACGACTTCGTCTACCATGGTATCGAACGCGCTATGACAGAAGAACCAGGGATAGTTGTCCCTCTGAAAGACAGGGAAGGAGAGCACAGGATTACCTTCAACGATGTCTATATCCCAAAGCCCACTGTTCTTGAGGAAGACAGGAATCTCCGAACCATCTTCCCTTCAGAAGCACGAACAAGAGACCTCACTTATGACTCACCAATCTATGTAACAGTGACAGAGACTATCGCGGAAGAAGGCAAGAAGCCCATACACAGTACTCATAGAAGGGTTGTGATCGGCAGAATCCCAATCATGCTCAAGAGCGGAAAATGCTCCTTGTCGGGACTATCACCCGACGAAATCGTTAGGGCAGGAGAATGCCACAAAGACCCCGGAGGTTACTTCATCGTCAAAGGAAAGGAACGCGTTATTATCTCCCAAATCAGGGGTACCTACAATGTACCTATGGTTTTTTCTCAAAAACCTAAGAACGGAGAAAAGTTCGAGTATGTCTGTGAAGTCCGAAGCATGTCTGAAGAAACCGGACACTCCGTCCTAGTCCAATGTATGATTGGCTTAGACAAACGGACACTCGTATTCTCTCTCCCGTACATCAAGAACCCTATCCCCATCGGAGTCGTATTCAAAGCCCTCGGATACATTACAGACGAACAGATCTCAGACCTGGTCGGCCTCAAGACAGAATCCATGCAACCCTACATGGATCTCATTCTCAGGGACTCATTCTTCGTAGACTCTCAAGAACGCGCCCTAGACCACATCGGCGCCCATGCAAAGAACCCGCTGAACAAGGCAGAACGCGCGAAATACGCGTGGCAAGTCCTCGAAGGAGAACTATTCCCTCACATGGGAGTCTGTTCCACTATCAAAGAAAAAGCCTACTTCGTTGGTCACATGGTTCACAAGCTCATGTCAACACATCTCAAGATGAGAGAGCCAGACGACAGGGACAACTACGTCAACAAACGCATAGAACCTACTGGTGTCTTGTGCTTCGACCTATTTAGAACACTGTACAAAAACTACATCGACTCAATCGCACAAGTCCTCGCCGATAGGAAGCAAAGACCCGACATCCTGTCAGTAATGGCCCGCCATAACATCATCACATCAGGATTCCGCCACTGCTACGCTACAGGAAAGTGGGGAGCCCAAAAGAACAGCTATACCCGGGCAGGTGTATCACAAGTCCTATGTAGGCTAACCTACGGAGCAACCCTATCCCACCTTAGGCGTGCAACCATCCCAATCGGCAAAGAGGGCAAAAACGCCAAGATGCGCCAGATCCACCCTTCACAAGCAATGTTCCTCTGTCCAACCGAGACCCCTGAAGGGGCTGCAGTCGGAATCGTGCTAAACTTCAGTCTTCTTACAAAGATGTCTCGTCGTGTTCCCACTGTTCAGATCAAGCATGTAGTAGAGACCATGGAATCTATAACCCTTCTGAATGATTTTATTGGAGACAATGATCAGACAAAGATATTTGTCAATGGTACATTTATGGGAATGACAGATGATTCCTACACCTTTGTCGACGAATTTAAGGACCTCAGGGATAGTAAACTGATACACAGGGACGTTTCGGTCGGTTATGACGACATTGACGATGAAATCCACATCTTCTCAGACGAGGGACGGATGACAAGACCCGTATACAAAGTCCAAGACGAGAAAATCGTCGCATGTCCTTCGGAGGGAACCAACTGGGACGACCTGGTCGAAAAAGGCCATATCGTATATGTAGACAACATGGAAGTCAACACAGCAGTCGTTGCCTTTTATAGGAAGGAACTTGTCAAGTACCGCAACGACTATTGTGAGATTTCTCCAGCAATGATGTTTGGGGTAATGGCTAGCACAATCCCTTTCCCTGACCACTCACAAAGTCCACGCAACGTATACCAATCCGCAATGGGCAAGCAGGCAATGGGTATGTTCTGCACAGCCTACAATATCAGGACAGACACTGTTGTTCATGTTCTCGATTACCCTCAAAAACCTCTCGTTACTACTAAAGCCGCGACAATGATGGGTTTCGACGACATGCCTTCTGGAATCAATGCTATTGTGGCCGTTCTGGCATACACAGGATTTAACCAGGAAGATTCTGTCCTAGTAAAGAAGAGTGCAATCGAGCGCGGCATGTTCACAGCTACTACGTATAGAAACTTTACAGATTGTGAGAAAAAGCAAGGAACTCACAGTTATGAGAAAATTGTACTAACAGGTCTCGACATCAGGCGCAAGAATCTAAACTATGGTCTTCTCGACTCTCAAGGAATTGTCAAGCGTGGAGCCTATGTTGACAAGAATGACGTCATCATCTCCAAGTGTCTGATCGAAAGCAACAAATCAGGAGACGAAGAAGTTACCGATTGTAGCATGCACATCAAAAAGGGAGAAGAGGGCTATGTAGACCGCCGGGTCATATCCATCACCCCGGACGGATACAAACTTGTAAAGGTCATCATCAGAACACCGCGAATCCCAGAGGTCGGAGACAAGTTCGCAACAAGATCGGCTCAGAAGGGAACATGTGGAGCCATTATCCAAGAAGAGGACATGCCTTTCAATTGTGACGGCATAACCCCAGACATTATCATCAACGCCCACGCATTTCCCAGCAGAATGACTGTGAACCAGCTTCTGGAGTGTGTTCTCTCCAAGACAGGAGCTACAACCGGAAAGTTTGGAGATGCAACACCATTCACATCCTCAAGCATTGCAGAAGAGATCGATGGAGTAGAAGTACCAGCCGTCGACAAAATATGCGAAGCTCTCCGGGCGTGTGGTCACCAACCAGAAGGACTTGAAGTTCTATGCAATGGCATGACAGGAGATCCTCTAAATGCAATGGTCTTTATGGGGCCTACTTATTACCAGAGGTTGAAGCATCTTGTTTCCGACAAGATGCATGCTAGGGCATATGGACCTGTTACTACATTGACGAAACAACCTTTAGAGGGTAGATCTAGGGACGGCGGACTCCGTTTTGGAGAGATGGAACGTGATGCTATGATCTCTCAGGGCAACTCTGAGATGCTCAAGGAGCGACTATTCACACAGTCAGACTACTACAAGCTTGCAATCTGCAACGAATGTGGTAACATCGCGACCACCCGCACAGAGTGCAAGCCGTGTCAGACAGACGACGTATCTATCGTGAACTTCCCTTATGTCGCAAAGCTTCTATGCCAAGAACTGAATGCCATGGTCATTCGGACTCGCATCGAGGCTAAGAAGTAAGGAGAGGTTGATACTAAGAACGATGTAATTACTAATAGCAATCTGCTATTAGTACATAAATCAAGAACCAACCATACTCGCAAGCTCTCCTCTAAACTCTGCATCATCACCTTTCATATCTTTGATCTTTGTTAAAGTGTCTGAATAAACTGCAAACAATTCTGGGTTAGCTCTTATTGCCTCGATTCCAAGTCTTCCAGACTTATCTATCACTGGAGGAGCCAGAGCTGTGCTCAATCTCTTCCCTCTGATGTCTTTGATCTCTGTATCACCCTCCTTGAAACGAAAAGTATGTCTTGCAGGATCGGTACATATATATTGCAGATTTCCTTCTTCATTTCTGATTACATGCTCTATAGTGAATCTTGCAACACCTTTTTGTCCTTCTAGTAGATGAGAGCTTGTGAAGTTTGCTTCTACAAGCTCTTTTAGTCGATCTGTTGACAGATCTAGCGGGGTTAGGATAGAGACTTTGTTGGTTGTTTTGTTAGTGGTCATTTTGGGTTGTTTGGCTATCTCTTCTACACACGCTTGAGAACGAAGAAGTACTTTATTTATGGCTTCCAGTTCAGCATTTCTGATTGTAAGTTTCTCATTTTCATGTACAAGAGATGTGATATCCAGATCTTTTTTACCTTTACAAATAATCTTATGAGTGTGCAAGTATTTTTTTGTGCTAAAACTTTTAGAACAAAATTCACATGTATTTTCATTGTTCAAGCGTCTAGGATTTTGTATAGACAAACAGTATTTTGCAGTAAGCTTGTGAGTGTTCATGTTACCTTTTTTTACTAAAAGCCTGTTTGCAAAACTCGCATGTATAAATTGTCATTTTTCGTATGGGGTTTATGTTTATACCTCTTTGGAAATTTTTCTCGCAAATTCTCGCAGATTCTCGCAAAACACGAACTACCTTGTCGCTTCACGCATAACTTGTAACAAAACATCTCTGATGTTTTGTTTTTTCGTCTACACACAATTTTTGTGTGTAGAAGGATTTTTAGAAAGGAGATTTGCAGAAGAAAAATACAGAACGTCTTTCCAAACGTTTTTATCTCTTGGCAAAATATTGTTCATACTGCTTCCCACGGAGCTGAGATAGAAGCAATTACTGGATCGTGATCACTTATCTTTTGTCCCTTGAGATATGCTATGACCAAATTTCTATAGATTTCCACTCTGGGTCTAAGACTCATATTCATCGTGGTAACAAGAATCCTGTCACACCAACTAGGAATTCTTGGAGAACCTTTTGAAGATGTCTGATAGCATTCACTAGGATTTTCTTCTGGAAATTCATAACAATTTGTTGGTCTCTTCTTAAGAAGTTTGCACGTAGGTGGGAACTCTAAGTCCCCCTCAACCCATCCCTGCCCAATCGTCTGTAAATACTCTGTAAGCTGATCATGAGCAGCCATTTCTTTATAATTTCCAGACTTGAGAGTCTCTTCAGAATAACCACCCTCAACTCTGAAATTAAGATCCCCACTGAAGCTTACATAATCGTAATCAGAAAAGTTCAAACGCTCTACGGCCTTTTGGAAACAGTTCACCCTTGCCTGATATCCCTGTCTATCTCTGTCAGTAATAAACGGTAAATGCGCGTTTGCAAACATCCATCTCTGGTTTCTCAATGTAGCACTGACACCAATAATACCCTTTCCAGCTTTTTGATCACCCACATGGCAACGTGTATGATTAGGTTCACTGAATGAGATGTCTGTATCCGTCCTGTATACGACAGCAGTGACAAGTCCTCTATATCCTTCAGCCCCAAATCCTTGCAAATTAACACAATAAACTTGCAACTCCCCTTCTCCTTTGATAACTTCTTGTAGATTACGCATTACAGGTGATGTTTTCAGGAACCTACATGATTCTCCTCCAGTATAACTCGCAGAAACCCCTCCAGCCTCTTGAAAGCCGATCACAACAGCATCGTATGATTCCCCTCGAGTTTGTTCCACAAATCTTGTAACCATTTGAGTAATTCCCATAGATTCACCAACAACCGATCCTTCTATGTTCCATGATATAATCCCAATATTTGTAGGTTCTTCTTCTCCCTGTCCTGTGACACCAAATGAAGCTCTCCGCCGTACACTCTTACGTGCTGATCTCCTAGGGCGCCGTACACTCTTACGTGCTGATCTCCTAGGGCGCCGTACACTCTTGCGTGCTGATCTCCGTACACTCTTGCGTGCTGATCTCCGTACACTCTTACGTGCTGATCTTCTAGGGCGCCGTACACTCTTACGTCTGGATCTCCGTACACTCTTACGTGCTGATCTTCTAGGGCGCCGTACACTCTTACGTCTGGATCTCCGTACACTCTTACGTGCTGATCTTCTAGGGCGCCGTGCACTCTTAATGACAGCGTTTTTTCTAACCATCGTTCTTTAACTTTACAAAGAAAGTATGAAAGCAACAATTGAAAAATAACACCATGTCAAGAAGATAAGTATATAATGGATTGCGGAATTTGTTGTAGAAAATTTAACAATGGATCACGTCTGATTATCACGTGTCCATATTGCGATGAAACCTCATGCCTTGTGTGTTTCAAAACATATCTAATGGAGACTGAGAATGCGATGTGTATGTTTTGCAAGAAGCAAATGTCACTCTCCTTCGTCTCGTCTGTGACCCCTAAAATCTTTCACAATACAAAGTACAGGACCAAAAGAACGGACTCTCTTCTAAGCATGGAAAAGTCTCTTCTCCCAGAAACCCAGGGAGAGGTAGAGCGGACTATTAGAGCTAGGAAGGCCGATTCTACAATCAAACAATTGCAGTTGCGCCAAAAAGAACTATTGATGGAGCTCAGGGCTGTTCGTGCCGAGATTGTGGATCTTCGCTCATTTGGTAGCCGAGATTTATTACATGAGCAGAAAAGTGAGAAGAAATTCACATTTGGGTGTTCTCGTGACCCATGCCGTGGTTTCCTAGAATCGTCAACTTCGCGTTGTGGGATTTGTGAACTTTACACATGTGGAAAATGTCTCAAGCCCAAAGATGGACACTCCGATCCAGACCATGAGTGCAACAAGGACGACGAGGCTACTGCAACCTTTATCAAGAAGGACACTAGGCAGTGTCCGAACTGTCCGGCGAGGATTCACAAGATCGAAGGATGTGATCAAATGTTTTGCGTAGTTTGTAAAACGGCTTTTTCTTGGAATACTGGAAAGATTGAAAGAGGAACTATCCACAACCCTCACTATTATGAACTGCAGCGTGCTCAGAATGGTGGTGAAGCACCAAGGGTTCCTGGTGATATTCCCTACGACCCGTGCGGAAGACTGGTCTCATGGTATGAACTGCGGCGTCACCTCGGTCTCTCTATCAAGCTAATTGACGAAATGAGTCTCATTTACCAGCTAGTCCCTCACATCATGGGTGTTGAGCTTCCACGTCTGACTCAAAAAACAAACCATTCCGACCTCAGGGTTAAGTATCTAATGGGAGAGAATGATCAGAAGAAGTGGAGATCTATTCTACAGGCGCGCCAAAAGAGCAACGAGAAGAATGCAGACATGACACAGATTATTGACATGTTTCTCGTCACAACAAGAGGAATTCTCAACAAAATCGGAGGTTCTGGGAATGGAACATACCCGTTCCTGGACGAGGCTGTTGTAGAGCTCAACACTCTTAGAAAGTATGTAAACACTGAGATGAGGAAGCTAAAGGAGGTATACGGGACAAAGGTCCTTATTATCGACCCTTCATGGAAGGCAAAAACCTACTAATATAGAATATTGATAAGAAGGCTTTGAATTTTGACAGTGATAAAAATGTCTATTTTATAGGCAAGGAAATAGCCGGAAACGGTATAAACTTTTGCATTACATATGCAAAGGAATTGTACGATAAAGTCTTCGAGACGAAGTAAGTATTCTCTCCCACATTATGCCTTACGATATATCGTAAGGCATTAATCACGATCAACTCATTGTTCCTGAAGAGTCAATTCAACAGATAAGCGTCCTGCTGGTTTGACAAGTAGTGTGTGGTCTTCCAAGTACATATTCAGAAGCTTGCGCATATTCTCTAAACCGTTCGAGGACCTTTGCATACTTCCCGCCTCAGCGCTGTTATATGGTCCTCCGTATGTCACGAATTTGCTTGCAATTGCTTCCTTAGCATGATCAAATGAAGTTTCAGATATAGTATCAGATGGAAACATCTTGATTTGTCCTCCCATATAGTAACACCCTCCAGACCATTTAGATAATGTCTCATTCAAATACCCATCAACTGTTGAAACCACAGCATCGTCCGGATTTTCCAAACCGTCAAGGTATAGCTTCAAATTCACAAGAGACGGATCGAGCATCTTTCCAAACTCTATCGGCGAATCCTACAAATTCAATTAGATCAACCAAGATATTAGTATGAGTGACCGCAGAAATAATGGTAATCCATCTGTTTTTCTAAAAGATCAATCGGAGTGGTTCTAGGACCAGACTCAAGAGTCGTGAATGTATTTCCCATTTATATTGCGCAAGACTTTATATACCAACTTCATCTAATTGATTAATAGATATTTAATCAGAGAGAAAAAGCAGAGACCTCTATGTCAACCTCGTTTGTTGGCATTCCTAGTATGACAGAAACTAACGGAATCAAGAAGTGGCACTTGAACGGACAGCTCCATCGTGAAGACGGGCCGGCGGTCGAGTACTTGGAAGGGTACAAGGTGTGGTATTTGAACGGCAATATCCACCGCGAGAACGGGCCTGCTATACAGGACTCGAATGGGGGCAATGCATGGTACTTGAACGGCAAGCTCCATCGTGAAGACGGACCTGCGAAGGAGTACACGAACGGAGACAAGTCGTGGTACATTTACGGCAAGATCCACCGCGAGGACGGACCTGCTGTACAATCGGACACGCTCAATTGGTGGTTCTTGAACGGAGAGCTAATTTCGGAAGAAGAACACTCTTCTCAGACGACCTTGGTGAAGAGTGGAATCTAAAATAAAATCGACTTTTCTCATCGAACTTGATGAGAAAAAGAACACTCTATGTCAACCTCATTTGTTGGAATTCCTACTATGACAGACACTAACGGACATAAGGCGTGGTACTTGAACGGAAAGCGCCACCGTGAGGACGGGCCAGCTGTCGAGTTCGAGGACGGAACAAAGGAGTGGTATATCAACGGTGAGCTCCACCGTGAGGATGGGCCCGCTGTAGAGTGGCCGGACGGAACAAATGAGTGGTATATCAACGGTGAGCTCCACCGTGAGGATGGGCCTGCGTTTGTTGGATCGCGTGGAAACAATATATGGTTCTTGAACGGAGAGCGCCACCGCGAGGACGGGCCCGCAATAGAGCACGAGGACGGAACCAAAGAGTGGTGTATCAACGGTGAGCTCAACCGTGAGGACGGGCCCGCGGTAGAGTGGCCGGACGGAACAAATGAGTGGTATATCAACGGTGAGCTCCACCGTGAGGATGGGCCTGCGTTTGTTGGATCGCGTGGAGACAATATATGGTTCTTGAACGGAGAGAGACTATCTGAGGAGGAACACTCTTCACATATGACCTTAGTTAAGCGTGCTATATAACTAAGTTACGAATTACTTTTTCTAGAGATGAAAAAGTACTTTAGTGTCTTTTAGTAGAAAGCCTTGGTATACTCGCGGACGAGCCGTGTGGGAGTGACAATATCAGAGAGTGGGATTCCTGGGATAAGTTGATAGACAACGTTTTCGTAGAAGGTCTTTTCATCCGAGTTGTACGGCTCTGCGTCCAAGATGCCTTGAATGTAACTCGTGTTATACAGAGCATTATTAACATAGCCACAGTCTTCTAAGGAGCACTTCAGATGTATGATTATACATCTGACAAGATTGTCCCTACATTTCTTTTTAGATTCCATTCTGTTGTTTAATTTCGTGTATGTGTATGAAATCAATTTAAGACTCGCTTCCCCAGCGAGCGCCCCACTTGGACTGATTCATTTTGGCCATCTGCAAAGCCACGATTTCTTCTCTCTGGTTGTTAGAATCTCTCAACCACGAAAGTCCTCCCTCAAATCCGTCACATCTAGATTCCGTGATAGGATTGTTGCATGTAAGAGGTGTTCTTTGGTAGTGCGGTTTCATAGCCCCCATCGGATCTCTGTAAACATAACCAGTTACATTCGCGGTTGAAGCGAACACTGGCTCGACAAAAGGACCCGCAACGCTCTTATCAGTGTAATACATGATCTGTCCGGCGTTAATATCAGAATACCCAGTATAGTTCTGACCATACCCGTCAAGCTTCTTATCGTGATTAATATAGTCGAGTCGTATAGACCCATCAATAGGAGGAGCATCAAGGGCAAGAGTACTCCGTCTTGGAGCATTTATAAGTCTTGGGTCTAAAGAGTCGTATGAAATCTCGCACATACTACCATCACATACATTTTTTATAAAACCGCTAGCCCTATTGTCAGCGTAAACTTGAACGTTCATCTTGTCAATACCACAAGCGGATGTTGGTGCTAGTCCAGAACTAAACTCTACGTTATTACCATCACACGAGTAATAATCTGGAATCTTGCATCCTCTTACTGACATTGGTGACGGCCTTCCTTCTCCTAGTGAAGGAGGAGCTTTGCCTTCACAAGAGTAACAGTTGCATGAGGATTTTGGATAATCATAGACAACTGCAGTCATTTATATACTGTGTTTTTATTTTTTTATATGCTTGTGATGATAAATGGTAATTAACCGGAATAGTCCTGAACAGATACTGAGTTTTTCTTTCGTTGTCAGTTTTCTGGGATTTGCAATCTTCATTTATCTTTGGAAGCCTTTGTGTGTTTGTGTTGGTACCCCTGGCTATTATGTGGTGTCTAAAAAGCTCCTGGTATGCTTCTCGTTAATACTAGCCATCATAACGACAATAATAGTTTTATTAGCTGTAACCAAAAACACAACGATAGAAACTGTTTACGGAAAATCATCTTAGATAAGTTATGTTTCTTGTGACACTTCCGTGTACTCGAACATTCCGTCGTGGGTCATAAATGCTCTTCTGTTATCATCTCGAATCTTGTAACATACGCACGTGAAAAATGAGCCTGTAAATGTTCCTATCAATAAACCGTAAAAGATATTCCATGTATTTTCCCACATTTATTTAATAGTATTTCTCTATTAAATGAACATTCTTTGTGAGAACTTATTGGAAACCTATAATGCAAATTACTTGCTCGAGGCTACTCCTGAAGAAAGAAAGATACTTGAGGAAGCGTCCGGAGACTATTACGGTACAGATAAAGGTAATCAGACGCTCATGAAGTTGATCTTGAATAAGAACAGAACAGCTAAACCTGTAGCTGATTTTATCTCCGGACCATTCACACTGTCTCTACATACTAACAGAGAATTGCAAATGTCTGTGTATAACTTTGGAGAAACTCACGGAACAGAAAACATATGCCAACCACAAACAAGAACAACAGAAATACACAAGTACTTAGAAGAACTTACAAGCAACACAGATGCTTTTATAGACCTATTCATAGAACTTCGCCCAGTAACTGTTAAAAGGTACTCAAACATATACGGGGTCGGTCCAAATTTCTCAGAAAAGAACAAGTATCTGTATGAACTCCACAACACGTTTTTACCATGTATGTTAAGAGAGAGAAAGAGGAAATGCAATCTTGTAAGAGTTCATTGGATAGACGACAGGGAACTGAACTACAAAAATTCAGATATAACATCATTCAGAATCTGGTTTTGTAGGTATTATCCGAGCCAGAACAAACAAAACCGGATCCGTGATCTACAGGACTTCATACCAATGATCAAACAGCTTACTTCTGTGAACGAGAGCGTATACGATGAATTTTTCGTCGGACAACTCAAAAAATTTGCTGATCAATCCAAGAGCATAAAACAGTCATACAAGTCTGAAGAGATTATATCTTTCATGACTGAGACAATACTCAGATATGCACACGCAGGCAGGAGTAAAATTCGTAATAATGCTATTAGAATTCTGAAAAATATGTATGATGAGTCTGCGGTGATGGCACTCTGTGATGATCTTGTAGGAGTTTCATCTGTATTTGCTGACATGTACACTCTGTCTAGAATGTTCAAGGATTTTAAGGGACCGGTAGAGAACAGCCCTCCTCGTCCCCACAATATCATATTTTACGGAGGTAATGCACACGCAGATACATACAGACGGTTCCTGGAACACGAAAAGTTCAATGAAAGGAAAACTATAGAGATGAGGAACAAACAGAAGAAAGAAATCAGATGCCTCAACATGAGCGGGTTTCCTCAACCATTTTTTCAGTCTCTCCCGTAAACGGAAAAGGTACATACGGTTCTTCGTTGTTGGTATTGTACTCGTTATAATCATCATCATCTGTCATCTCATAATCACATGGATGCCCCCAGAAGTTACACTTGTGTCTGTTGTTCCATATCACTGCTACAAGAGCTACAACCCCAGCAATAGAAAATACAAGAACATCAGTTTCGAACGTCATTTTCTTAAAAACAACACGGGTTTAGACTGTGTAAAAGACTGAAGTTTTTTTCAGTCTAATTGGTTTAAACGACGTCAGATACAGACCTAAAAGATGTCTAGCCCAACCAGTAATATTCTGAACATCAAAGCCCTAGACCTAGAACTCATCCAACCATCAACAGAAAAGATGAACGACCCAGAACAAGGAGGTTCCAAGCTCGTGGTAATAGGCAAACCAGGCACCGGAAAATCCACGCTGATCGCATCAATCCTCTACTCAAAGAGGCACATCCTACCAGTCGGAATGTTCATGTCCGGATCAGAAGACAGTAACGGATTCTACAGAAAGATCGCACCAAGCACATTCGTATTCAACGAATATTCGGAAGAACAAGTGTATAGTTTTGTAAAGAGACAGAAAATGGCCAAGAAGCATCTTGAAAATCCATGGGCCGTTTTGTTATGTGATGATTGTACAGACGACCCCCGGATCTTTAACCACAAGCTACAGCAAGGTCTGTACAAGTACGGGAGACATTGGAAGATGTTATATATTCTTTCACTTCAGTATTCTATGGACGTCAAGCCTGTCATTCGCACGAATGTAGATGGTGTCTTTATCCTCCGCGAGCCTATCCTCAAGAATCGCAAGACCCTTTGGGAGAACTATGCGAGTATTATCCCTGACTTCACACTATTCTGTGACATAATGGACCAAATCACAGACGATCATACAGCCCTATACATCCACAATTCATCCAAGACGAACGATTGGCACGACTGTGTATTCTGGTACAAGGCGTTTATAGTTCCCGACAATTTCAAGTTTGGCTGTCCGGAATATTGGGCCTTTCACTATGATAGATACAACCCCGAGTATGTAGACCCCGTCATGTGATTCTCATATATTTTTGATACAATGGTATCAAAATCTCTCATTCTTGTCGTATAGTAGCCTTGCAAACTTCCTTAATAAAGTCTTGTGAAAAATCGCTCTTGCTTCCTGCAGAGCTCCCATTCACACCGGCCAGTGTCTCTGCGAGCGTAGCCATCTTGTCTTGTAGACTCACGACTTGTTCTTTAAGTTCTCTGATCTCTCGGGTGTATTTTAGTGTTAACTCGTCTGTTATCTTTTTTGTGCAGTGTTGTACACAAACCTCATAGTGTCTAATAAGACACTGTTTTTGTACTGTAAGATTTAGTACAACTTTCACACTCGTATAGGGAAGAACTGTCTATTTTACTTTCTCTCTTTTTCAAGCAATATCGAGCTCTGAGTAAATGAGTAGTAAGTGCTGATTTAGATGATAGTTTCGCGTTACAAAATGTCACACATGTGTGACATTTTACACTTGTAAGATATTTCCTTGTTTCAAACACTAAACAAAATCCACTGTTTAGTGTATAACTATAAATTTCCCTAAATTTCCCTAAACTCTCAAAAAGCTCGACATCAGAAAAGATCAGAAAATAGTAATAAAAACAAAAGTTTTTGGCCAACACACAAAAATTGTGTGTTGGCCATTTTTTTCTATATCAAAAAAATGATATAGAATTTTCCATCATCTTCTTTGCGGATCTCAAAATTATTTACATATTTTAAAACTAATACAAGTAAATACACTACAATGAACACGTCGAGTACGGCACAAGTGCAAAATGACCATATGCTTGTAATAGATTACTACAGATGGGCTTTTAGTAGTGACAACAAAACTCCTCCTGAGTTTACAACCAATCCATGGCAGAGCGGTCCGCCTGTAGTTATAACAACTATTGGAGGTCAAAAAAATTTATCATATACTAGTACAGACGGATATGCAGCATTCACAATACCTAATGGTTATCCAGAACCATTTAAAGTGTATAGTAAACAAGTTACAGGGTTTATACCGCAAACGGTTCTCATTTCTGGTAAACTAGTGCCGACTGGATATTCTCCTCCAGGTGTTCCAGGTACCTTAGGCTGTAATCTTATGATATATGAAAGCACAGACACATTCCCAGCCGACATAAGTGGAAATTGTAAAGCTACACCTAACAAAGTAGCATCATTTTTCGGCCTAACCTCGGGTGGCGGGAGCTCTAGCCAGAACGACTGTAGAACGAAGAGTTATATTAATTTTAGGAGATCATTCGCCATGCACACGAATTTGCAGCTCCCTGGTTCAGGCAGCTACGATACAAATGTACAGATCGAGTACGCAGGAACAGGAACAAAACTTACTGTAACACCCGTGACATTATCATTTGCACAAGGGGAACAAGGGGGATACGAAACTCTAGAGTACTTTGGATGGAAAGCCTTCCTTTTGACTTTAACAGATGGAATCGCAGCGTGTTGTAGTAACCGTCTAAACCTTTCAGAACCTTATATAAATTCTGTTTGTGGTAAATTCAAAGTCTCGCCAGTCGAACAAAGTCCTGAGTGTGATACTGCAATGACGGCGTACTGTGATCAAAACAAAACATCAGACAAATGTTCATGTTTTTATCCGGACTTGACACCGTTACAACAAAAAATGATGAGCCAAATAGCTGAAACTAACGAACCTATCAGCGGTCCTCAATGTTATTCAGCAAAATGCGAGCAATATGGGTACCAAACTCAAAAAATTAGCACAGAAACATGCAAACCCCTATGTCTAGCATTAACACAAGTACTAGCAACAGGAAACTATTCAAAAAATGAGATGGATAACGTAACGACAACTGCAAATTGCCCGGGTGGAATAAATGCAACAGGACAATCTTCTGTTAATAGTACTGGTGGTGATGGTCCAGGAAGTCCAGGAGTTCCAGGAAGTCCAGGAGTTCCAGGAGGTACAGATAATCCAGGAGGTACAGATAATCCAGGAGGTACAGATAATCCAGGAGGTACAGATAATCCAGGAGGTACAGATAATCCAGGTAGTACAGGGAGTCCAGGAGATGATAGTAGCGACAAATCCAAAAAAACGATTATTATAGTATCAATTATAGCTGGTATAGTTGGTTTGTTAGTAGTTATCGGAATTATTTACTACATCTACAAATCCAAAAAACCTTCACTGAAAACCACACGTTTAAAGAGAGTTAATGCGTGAATACAAAGAAGAAATTCTCAGTTCCAATTGGAACTGAGAAAGCTTAACTATTATCCTCCCATAAACAAATGAGAGCAATTGTTGTGGACTGTGATAAGGTAATGTCCTCAAACTTGACAAAACTCATACGAAAGATTGGTAAACCACAGAAACCGAAGGAAAATTCATGTTCTGCTCTTATTATTGAAGCTAAGGCCTTACCTAATCTGTCTAGAAAACCTGTTGGAGATTCTAGGGTTAAGTACCTAAACTCTGAAGAATTTGTAAAGAGTATCGTAGGATGGGAGTATTTTTCTTACAATAAAGAACTAAACACAGCTTCTATACTACGTCTACCTAGACTGAATCCAGAGTTGATAATAGAAGCGTTGGAAGAAGGACTTCCTGAAGGTGTTATCATACAGATTCGTATACCTGTAACAAGATCCGTACGAAGAGATTCTGATCCTTATCTGAAATTGGGATTCGGAAATCCTTACATTTGCGAGGGTGATCATTCACAGTCTCTCTGCTTGACTAGGGATGGTACAGACAATCTGAACAAAGATATAGACTATGTCTTGTCACAAGCAGGAAAAGGTCCTTGCACTATGTCTTTGCGGTTTACATCTACAGCTCTAAAGGAGTTAAAGAAGATAAGTGTAGCTCCTTCAAGCAGAAAAGGTAAAGACCAAAGAGAGATGGGTGGATTGCTTAGTGTCAAGAGAATGGGTGATATCTTTGAAATATCTGTGATGAAAGGTTCTATATACGAGGGGACTGAGGATGGAATAGAGATGTATAGAGGAGTGTTCAATTTTCATACACATCCTAGGGACGCTTATACTAGACACAATGTGACTATTGGGTGGCCTTCACCTACAGATTATACAGGGTTTTTAATAGCATGGGAGACTCTCGGAACGATTCTTCATGTAGTTGTGTCTCAAGAAGGTTTGTATGTTATGTCTCTTAGTCCTGAGTGGGATGGGAAGGTTACGGATTCGTTATTGGATTTGGCTGATGAACAGTGTTGTTGGGATAGGAATGGAACGGTTGAGGATTATCTACAAAAAGTTAATTCTGTGGAATACGGGGGGAATAAGATTTTTGAGGTTGTACATTTCCCGTGGGGTATGACTGCACATTCTTTCCAGATATCGTATCCTCGTTCCGGGCAGAGTTGTTTGTTTACAGATGAGATTGCTGATAAGTATGAGCTTCTTGGCAGATAGAGTTGCTTATCACATTATCACACACATACCCTCATTTTCTTGTGTAGCAGAACCTCCTCCCTCTTCTGGACTTGTGCTGTGAACGCTTCTTACAACGCTCCTGCTTCGGTCCCTACCGCGGGATTCTTTTCTAGGACTTTGGTCTGAACTTCTTCTATGAAGGTCTCTTTCAGCGACGAATTGTATAGCATCTTGTCTTTCGGCATCTTGTCTTGTTCTGAGAGAGTCCGCTTGTTGCATTGTGATATTCTTTCTTACACCTCTGTTGTATATCTTTGGACCCTCTCGTTTCCATCTTTTGACGTCGGATTCATTGAATGGGGGGATAACGGGTCTTCCAGTTTCATATCCAAAATTCAGCTGTGTCTGTATATTTAAGTCAGCAGTTGTTATCTCTTTGCACTGTTCTGCGATTATTTTTACCTTTTCTGGAGTCAACTGCTCACCCGACAGCTCTTCGGTTATAGTATTTACAGCATCCTCTACTTCCTTCTTTATCTCCTCAATTTCAGAAAATCCCATATACAAATCTCCGAAACCCTCTTCGTGAGCTTTGTACAATACATAAAAATTATCCTGTATTTCTGAAATTGTGTCTTCACAAGATACAAGTATACCAAGTGCTTCTTTCTCGGATTGTGTCATATTTTCAGAATAACTGGCTTCTAACCAACTCTTGTCAAAAATTGTTCCGAGCGACGAATGTATTCCGGCCTCTCTCTCAGGACTCTCAATTACAGGATGAGGTATTCTATACATTTTATATACAAGCAACAATTGAATTAAAAGACATTGTATATAACATATAAAGACAATGCAGACGATATTCTTCTACGATCCGAAGGAGAAATATGGATTCCTATCAAATTTTCACAAAGAGAAGAAGAAGTTGTATATCGGAGGAGAGAGTTGGAACGATACAGAGCAATACTTCCAGACTATTAAGTGGAGAGGATCAAAGGCTACACAGCGTCAGCTAGACTATTCCAATATCATCAAAGAGGCAGATACACCGGGAAAGGTAAAGATGCTTGGAGCGCAGAGAAAAGACAAGAGGTTTGGGACTAAATGGAAGGTCAATAAGAAGACAGACGAACGTCTTGTAAATGATGTGATAGATGAGTATTCTGATATCACATATAGGTCTGATTGGAGTTACGCAAGGATAGCTGTGATGATCAATGCTCTTTTTGCAAAATTTACTCAACATCCCCATCTTCGTAAGCAGATTGAAGATTTTCCGGA